CTAGAGTTGGTGATTCCACCGATGATGGTGCAATGACCAGTGGTTCAGGTAATGTAAATATTGGCGGATAAAGGATATAAATAGTTTAATGGCAATAACTATAATCAATACTCAAAGATATACGGATATAAATTTTAATTTTATATCTAATCCTAACACAGGTGATGTTGCCATAGTAAATGATGTAAATGCTATTAGACAAAGTATACTTAATATACTTAGAACTAATCATGGAGAAAAACCATTCAATCCATTATTTGGTGCTAATTTACAAAAATATTTATTTGAAAATATTAATCAAGTCACTGCCGAAGCTATAATCATATCAATAGAAGAATCAATATTAAATTTTGAACCAAGAGTAGAAATATTAAATATTAATATTGCAAGTGATCCTGATTATAATAAAATAAAAATAGAATTAACAGTTAAAATAATTGCATCAAACGAAAGTATAAATGTTGCAACATCAATGGAGATATTAAGATAATGGCTCAAGATAGAAGAATTAATGCATCAGAATTAGATTTTAATACATTAAAATCTAATCTCATTAACTATATGGAGACCAATCCATCAGCATTCACGGATTATAACTTCGAGGGTGCTGCAATGAATAGTGTCATTGATGTATTATCATATATAACACATATTAATGCTGTTAATGCTAATTTCGCATTAAATGAAACATTTCTTGATACGGCTCAATTAAGAGAAAGTGTTGTATCACATGCTAAGCTATTAGGCTACACACCTAGATCTACAACACCAGCATCTGCTATTATTGATATAAAGGTAATAAATCCTATCGATGCTGCACTCAATGGCTATCCACCAATGACACTCCCTAGAGGAACATTATTCACTACCACGATTGGTTCAATAACATATAATATGATTAGTAAAATTTCTACTACAATCAATGTTGATGGTAATAATGATTATATTTTTAAAAATATTGTTATAATTCAAGGTAATTTAGTCGATAGAACATATTCATATGATATGAATGGATTTGCAAGATATATAATTTCATCAGATAATGTTGATACTAATTCATTAAAGGTTGATGTTTATGAATCTGATACATCTACAAATTTTAAAACATTTGTTAAATCCGATAATATAACAAACATAACAAATGAATCTAATGTTTATTTCTTAGAAGAATCAAGAAATGGATTTTATGAAATTAGATTTGGTGATGGTATTATTGGTGCTAATTTAGAATCAGGTCAAATTATTAAAATTAATTATTTAACGGTGGGCGGCGATACTATTAATGGAGCTTCTCAATTTGCATTAGCAGATAATATTGAAGGTAATACGAATGTATCTATTACAACTATTCAAAGTGCATTAGGAGGTTCCGCCAAAGAATCAATGGAGTCTATTAGATTCTCTGCACCTCTTGCATTTACAGCACAAAATAGAGCTGTAACACCAGATGATTATAAAGGTATTATTCAAAACTCTTGGGGTGATATTGATACATTAACTGTTTGGGGTGGTGAAGATAATATACCACCTGACTATGGTAAAGTATATGTATCAATTAAACCTAAGGCCAGAGAAGTATTAACAGATATTGAAAAGGAAATTATTATTGGTAATATTCTTAAACCAAAAAACGTAGTATCCATTACCCCTATTCTTGTTGATCCAGATTATACATATATTGACTTAGAAGTTTATTTTAAATACAACCCTAATGTTGCTAATATCGATGAATCAGGATTATCCGGTGCTATTAGAGCAGCATTAGAATCATATGATATTAATAATTTAAAGGCCTTTGGTGGTGTGTTTAGAAACTCTAACCTATTAAATGTAATTGATAATTCGAGTATTGCTGTTATTTCAACGATTATGAGAATTGAAATGTCTAAGAAATTTATCCCTGAGTTAGGTGTTGAAAAATTATATACATTTAATTTTAATCAACCCATTGCATATTTATCTGGTAAAACTCAATATGTAACATCTACTGAATTTACTTATAGAGCTGAATCATGTAGATTAAAAGATTATTTAGACACTGAAGAAAATAAAAATATTATTCAAATCATTGGTGCCACAGGTACTATATTAAATCCTAATGTTGGATATGTAAATTATAATACAGGCGAAGTAGTTTTAGAAGGATTTGCCCCTGATTCAATTGTAGGAGTTTATGATTATCTTAAGATAGTTACTAAACCTGCATCGTCAGATATATCTCCTATGAGAAATGAATTATTAAGTATTAATTTTCAATCAGCTATAATTCAAGGTACTATTGATACAATGGTTACCGGTGGCACAACGGCTGGCATTGATTACACAACGGTGAGTAACTAATGGCAATTAATATATCATCATTTATAGATGACTTAGTACCTGCCCATATTAATCAGGACTATCCTGAATTAATAGAATTTATAAAATTATATGCATTATATTTAGAAAAAGTAAATAAATCTGCATTTTATCTAAATCAAATTGATCATCAACGTGATATTGATTTAATCGAAGAACATTTATTAACAGAATTACAAAATGAAATTGGCGCACCAATACCTAGAGATTTTGCTGCTGACCCAAGATTATTTTATAAACACCTTGTAGAATTTTATCGTTCAAGAGGAACACCAGAATCTATTAAAGCTTTCTTTAAATTAATTTATGATGATGAAGTAGATATTTATTTCCCAAGAGAGGATATGTTAATCCCTTCTGATGGCAAATGGTTTGAACAAAAAGCAGATATTATTGCTAATCATAATGATTATACCCCAACATATACTTGGACATTAGTAGCAAAAACATTCATTATTAATATGAATTCAGACCAAGGGTTTGCTCCTAAGTTTAATGATGATATAATATTCGTTAATGATGTTTATGTATCGAATGGTGACTATAAAGAAACTATTTATTATGATGCAAGTGATAATGAGATGAAATATTCTCTTATATTTACTAACGAATTATTAATAGGTGATGTAGTTAAAGCATACCCTAAAGGTTTATTTACTACCGCTGATGGTTTCTTATCTAATAAGAAATATATTCAAGATTCTTATTTTTATCAAAAGTTTTCTTATGTACTTAAGACTGGTAAGAATATCGATGACTGGAAGAATGCATTCACAAGACTAATTCATCCGGCTGGATTTATATTCTTTGGTGAGATTCTTATCTTTATTAAGATAATTGCTTCCAATTTAAATATTCAACCTGGTAGACAAGGCTCAGGACTACCATTAAATATCAATATATCACCTGTTTATATGCAATCAAGTGCAAATGAATTAGGTACATATGTTGAGAAAGAATTACAATACGTAAGATCTAATTCCAGAATAGGTATGTGGAATCATTTGGAAAATGTTAAGTTCTGGAATTGGAGACCAATAAGAGAATATGGTGCATATACCATAGAAGATGTTATAAATAACAATATAGGATTACAATTAGGTGCAAGAGTTTGGTCTTGTTCACCTAATGATCCAGCAACAGATGTGTCATACAATTCAGTTGAATGTACGATACAAACATAACGGAGAGACAATAAATGTCAGCAATTATAACAAGTAAATTTAGATTAGATACAACTGAAAAATTTGTTGACAGTCTAACATCAAATACATTTTATATGGGTTTGGGTAGATCAAATTCATGGCCAGATGATACAACACCTGATGATCCATACGAGAATGATTATACAATAAATACTTTATGGGAAAATATGTTCGCCATGAAAAAATGCGAATCAGTGGATATTATTTATTCATCACCAAGAACTCTATGGACTTCTGGTGTTTCATATGCAGAATATGATGATAGAGATACTAACCTAGAAGGAAAGAATTACTTTATAGTATCAGATAATAACAATGTTTATATGTGTCTTAAAACAGGTGGTGTGTCTACTACCAATCCTGATATTGCCGGTGTAACAACAGCGGGTGTTATTGATCATGCTTCAACTGATGGTTATATATGGAAATATATGTATACTATTCCAGTTGATACAGGTGCTAAATTCCTTACGGCTTCATTTATTCCGGTTCAATATTTAACTTCGGCTCCTGTCCCTGGTTCAGATACAGCATTACTTAATCAATGGTCTGTACAAGATAATGCTATTGATGGTGCCATTTATAATATTAAAATTGTTTCTGGTGGTACAGGCTATACTTCTGCTCCTACTGTAACAGTGATAGGTAATGGCACAATTGCTACTGCAACAGCGACAGTAACTGGTGGTATTATTACTGATATTACTATGACCGGTGTTGGTGCAAATTACACTAAAGCAGTTATTACCGTTACTGGTGGTGGTGGTTCAGGTGCTTCATTAAGACCAGTCATTGGCCCTTCAGGTGGATTTGGTAAAGACCCACGAAATGATTTAAGATCTCATTATGTAACTATTAACAAAGTATTTAATGGTGATGAAAATGGTGATATTCCTGCCACAAATGATTTTAGACAAATCGCTTTAATTAGAGATCCAAAGACTGATGCTACTACTATTGCATCTGCTAATGCTTATACAACAACTAAATCATTATCAGTTGCGCTTGGTGGTTCATTTGGTGCTGATGTTGTTATTGAAGGCACAAGTACTGCTGCAAAGGCTATGGTAATTGAATATGATTCAACCAATGGTATTATTTACTTTATACAAAATGAAGATACAGGTTTTGTTGATTTTATTGATGATGATAATATTAGAGTTGTAGGTGATACAGGTGGTGGTGTTGATTGTACTTCAGTTAATGCTTCTGGTATTGTACAATATTCTGGCGATGTTATGTTTATGGAAAATAGAACTTCAGTAAGTAGAGGTGCAGATCAAATTGAAACTATCAGATTAGTTATCGCATTTTAAATTAGGAAAAAGAAATGGCAATTAAGTTTAACATTGAACCATATTGGGATGATTATAATACCCCAACAGCGGACGGATTAACTCCAAAAGAAAAATATAATAAGATGTTATTCCGTCCTGGCCATGCAGTGCAGGCAAGAGAATTAACTCAAATGCAATCAATGCTTCAAAACCAAGTATCATCTATTGGTGATCATATGTTTAAAGAAGGATCTATTGTAATACCAGGTGGCGTATCAATATATAATAAGATTGATTACCTTA